GAGATAATATGGCTACACCAAACATCGTAAACGTAGCAACTATTAATGCTAAAAATGCAACTGCTTTACTAGATGGTACATCTAGAACTACAGCCGTTGATGTTCCAGCAGATAAAGTTGCCAAAATAAATACAATTCTTGTTGCAAACGTAGATGGTTCAAATGCTGCTGATATTACAATTGAAGTTAGTGTTGACAATGGATCTAACTATGTCAAACTTGCTAATACAATATCAGTACCAGCAGATGCAACTCTAAGTTTTTTAGAGAATCCAATTTATTTAGATGAAACAGATTTGTTATATTTTACAGCATCAGCTGCAAATGATTTAACTTATTTTGTTTCTTACGAAGAATTAGATGACGCATAATAGATAGAATTATAGGAGACAATATAATTAATGGCTAATGGCGGAGTTATAGGACCCATTCAAACAATAGGAAGTGGCACACTTTCTGCAAAGGTAACTTCTTTTACTTCATCAGGAACTTTTACTGCTCAAGCAACAGCTAATGTTGACTATTTAATAGTAGCTGGTGGAGGTGGCGGTGGAGGTGCAGGAGGATGTGTTGTAGCTGCAGGAGGTGGTGGTGCAGGAGGTTATCGTGCAACAGGTTTTGGACCTAGTCCACTTAGAGGTAGTGCTGTTCCAGTTACAAAAGGAACAGAGTATAGTGTAACTGTAGGAGGTGGTGGAGCTGCTGGACCAGGATCTCCTGGACCAAATGCAAATCAAAAAGGTGCAGCTGGGTCAGACTCATCTGCTTTTTGCATTACATCAACTGGTGGAGGTTTTGGAGCCCCAAACTCTGCAGCAGGTAATGGAGGATCAGGTGGAGGAACATCTTATTCAAGTGGTACAGCTGGATCAGGTAATACTCCTCCAGTAAGTCCACCTCAAGGTAATAATGGTGGAGCAGATAATAATGGTTCTGGAGGATCAGGCGGTGGTGGAGCAACAGCTGCAGGATCAGCTCATCCTGGAGGAACTTTTCCATCTTCTCCTGGAGCTGCTGGTGGAGCAGGAGCACCAAATACAATTACAGGTTCTGATGTATCATATTCAGGTGGTGGTGGTGGTGGAGCTTATGCTAACGCTTATCCTTCAGGATCTACTACTTCAGGAGGATCAGGAGGTTCTGGTGGTGGCGGTGCTGGTGGAAATGGTAACAAAACTGGTGGTGTAGCAGGTAGTGCTGGTACTACAAATAGAGGTGGTGGAGGTGGTGGAGCAGGATCAGGTGGATCACCAAGTCCAACTGGAACATGTATTGCTGGTGGAGCAGGTGGTTCAGGTATAGTTGTTGTTAAAGAACCAGAAGTAAGTTTTAAAACTGCTCCAGGCTTTTGGACATTAGCTGAAGTTTATGATCTCCGTAAAACAGGAGATTGGGCAGGATTTTAATATATAAAAATAATTTTAAGGAGAAAATAAAACATGGCACATTTTGCAGAACTAGAATCAAAAACAGACCCAACAGGTTTTACATCTGATACGCATTTAGTTGTAAAAAGAGTTGTAGTCGTGGGTAATGATTGTGTGCCTTCAGATGAACACGCTGATGGTGAAACATGGTGTGTTAATTTTTTTGGAGGTGGCACTTGGAAACAAACATCTTATAACAATAACTTTAGAAAACAATACGCAGGTATTGGAATGAGATATGATGCATCTAAAAATAAATTTATTACACCACAACCTTATGCCTCATGGGCACTAGATGGAAGTGATGATTGGCAAGCACCAATTACATATCCATCAACTACATCTGGATCAGGTTTTACTTATATTATTTCATGGAACGAAACAAAATATCAAGCCGATAATGACACAGGTTGGGAAGCAAGAAAATCAAACGATACAGCAGAAACACCTACAGTTTACGATTGGAATGGATCAGCTTGGACATCTTAATAGGAGACTAATAAATGCCTAGAACTAATGGTGGAATCATTGGTAAAAAAAACACAACTTCTTTTGGGAAGTGCACAGTTACTACCCATACATCATCAGGAACAAAAACATTACAACCAGCAACACAAGTAGTTGATGTTACTATTGTATCAGGTGGTGGTGGAGGTTCTTATAATGGCGGTGGATCTGGTGCTGGTGGAATGAGAACTTTTACTTCCATAAATGTTCCTAAAGGAAGTGTAGCACTTACAATAGGTGGCGGTGGAGCAGGAGGAACTGTTTCTAGTCCTAGATGTGGTTGTCAAGGAGTTTCAAGTAGTCTTACTAGTTCTTGTGGACCAATTTCAACAACAGGGGGTGGAGTAGGTGGAGCAAGTGGAGCTGCTGGTCAACCTGGAGGTTCTGGTGGTGGAGCTGGAGGCCTTCAAGATTGTGGTCCTCCATCTAGAGCAGGAGGAAATGCAGTTGCATGTGAAGGTAATGCAGGAGGAGCAGTAAATACTCCGCAAGGTGCAGCTGGTGGTGGTGGAGCTGGTGCCGTTGGTTCAACAGGTGGTTCACCTTTAGTTAGTTCATCAGGGGTTGGTGGAAATGGTGGAGCTGGTGCTTCTAGTCCTTTAAATTGTACAACATACGCTGGCGGTGGTGGCGGTGGAAACTGGGGTGGTGGTAGTCCATCTCCCGCAACTCAACCATGTGGTGGATCAGGTGGTGGAGGAAAAGGTTCAGGTGGTAACGCAGACAACGCAACAGCAGGAGGCACTAACACTGGAGGTGGTGGTGGCGGTGGTCGTGCTGGTACTGGTGGAGGTGGTGCTGCTGGTGGATCAGGTATAATTATTACAAAAGAATTAAACAAAGCAAGTGGTGTATGGAATTTAAAAAGTCAATTAAGAACATTGCAACAAGGCACATGGCCTAGACGTAAATCAGTTTTTGATTTAAATTATTTAGTAGTCGCAGGTGGAGGAGGTGGTTCAAGGGGTACTGGTTCAGGAGGTTCTGGTGCTGGAGGTTACAGGGCATCTGGTTTTGGACCAAGTCCTTTAAGAGGATCGGCCATACCTTTTAGTTCTTTTTGTGCAACAGATTTTCCAATAACAGTAGGTGCTGGAGGTGCAACTGCTGGTTCTACTGCTACAAGAGCCAGTGATGGTTCTAACTCTGTATTTTCAAGTATAACATCAACAGGTGGTGGAGCTGCTGCTACACAACTTCTAACTACTGGAAATTCTGGTGGTTCAGGTGGTGGTGGATCTTCAACAGGTGGTTCTACAGGTGGAGCAGGAAATACACCTCCTGTTAGTCCACCTCAAGGTAATAATGGTGGAGCTGGTGGTGGTACTTATCATGCAGGAGGCGGTGGCGGAGCCACTGCTGCTGGTAGTAATTATTGTGGAACTAATGCAGGTAATGGTGGAGCAGGTGCACCTAATACAATTACTGGTTCAGATGTTTCATACGCAGGTGGAGGTGGAGGTTCATCTAATGGTGGAACTCTAGGAACTGGTGGAGCAGGTGGTGGAGGTAATGGAGGTCTTGATGGTGGAACTGTTGCAACAGCAGGAGCTGCAAATACTGGAGGTGGAGCAGGTGGTGTTGAATATACTGATGCTTCAGGAGTTGCTTCAGGTGGTTCAGGAATTGTTGTTGTTAGTGCACCTAGTGCTGCAACACTTACAGTTTCGCCTGGAACTAATCAAACTTCAACTACTCCAAGTGGATGTAAAGTTGCAACATTTACAGTATCAGGAACATTGACAGTTGCTTAATAGTTAAATAATTATACCCCTTGAATTTTTTTAAAATAACGGTATAATATATATATATATGAATTTAACAAATTATTATTGGTATTTCCAAAGTGTAATACCAGAAAGAATATGTAATGACATCGTACAATATGGAAAATCATTACAAGATCAAATGGCAGTTACTGGAAGTTATGGTGATAGGCCATTAAATGAAAAACAAATTAAAGATTTAAAAAAGAAAAGAAATTCAAATATTGTTTGGATGAGTGACAGATGGATATATAAAGAAATACAACCTTATATTCATCAAGCAAATAGAAATGCAGGTTGGAATTTTGAATGGGATTTTTCTGAATCTTGCCAATTTACAAAATATACTAAAGATCAATTTTATGATTGGCATTGTGATGGTTGGGATAAACCTTATCAAAGACAAGAAGGAGATCCATCACATGGTAAGATTAGAAAGTTATCTGTAACAGTAACATTATCAGATCCAAAAGATTATAAAGGTGGAGAATTAGAATTTGATTTTAGAAACTTAGACCCAGATAAAAAACCTAATATTAAAAAATGCACAGAAATATTACCTAAAGGATCTTTAGTAGTATTCCCCTCGTTTGTATGGCATCGAGTATGTCCAGTAAAAAAAGGCTCAAGACATAGTTTAGTTATAT